CGATTTTGTATATCAGCTTTTTTTATTCCTTTACTATTCTTATTGTATAAGGCTTCTTCGATAATAAGTGGAATGGAAGACTTACCTTGTCCATTAGTCCCAACGAGTTGGGTAAGGTTGCTGTCATGAAGATTAAGAGAATTGTCTTTGCCATAACTAAAGCAATTATCCCAGCGTAGCGTCTTTAGAGTAATCATTAAACACCCCCATAATTTGTTTTATTCTATCATCTGTTAAATTAAGTATCGCACTCATGTACTCTACTAGTTCTTCCTCCATAGTCAAATCCTTTAGATTAAGAGTAGCCTCTGAACTTCGTTTAACAACTTTCTTGTCAAGAAGCTCAGAGTTTTAAATATTAGCTAAATCTGCTACGTCTCCTTCAATCTCATAAATGGTGTGATGAAATTCTGAGGCTATCATATCGTCTGGGTTACTAACAGTTCTCCGAAGAAGCTGTGGTAAATCAAACTCATGCCACGTCCAGTCATACAAGTTATCAATCATAAGATACCCTGTTTTGACTACTTCTCTGTGAAAAGATGTAGTCATAGGAGAGCCTGGATAAACAATGTTTCTCTGCGTATTGGAGTGGCTGTGTAGGTCACCCGCGTATACTACAGGAAAGGCATTGAATCTCTCAAGGTCTACCTCAGGAGTTACATGAGGAGGTATCTCACCCCTCACATGCGTGTATAAAGGTTTGTTAGGATTGCATTTTTCTATAGCACCTTTCTTGTGCAAGTCTGCATAGGGTAATATTATACCCCACTCATACTCTGTAGTTTCATCTACAATCTCAACTAGAGGATTTACATCAGACGTGGCTCTCTTTAGGTTAGTAAAGAAAGTTTTATTCTTTTTAGTAGCTTCATGGTTACCATCATAAATGATAGTAGGAATTTTAATATCTTTAATAAAATCAAAGTATACTGTTATTTCGTCCATTGAAGGTACTCTGTCAAATAAGTCTCCGCCTATGATGTGTAGGTTTACGTCCTTCTCTAATTCATGTACTGTCTCAAAGAATAAGTCGTATCTTGCACAAGCCCAAGGCATGGGTACATTCTTTTGTCCCAACTTAAGATGCCAATCTGCTGTAAATAAAATCATGCTAGGAAATTGAGAACTCAGAGTCTACATCAGAAGGAGCTTCAGCTCCATCAGCGGGTTGAGTTACTCTTTGCAGTAGCTCTAATTGAGCGTCTGCTGTTGGTCTAGCAAGAACGTCGTCCATTGAACGCAAGTCAGCAATAGAAGCTGTCTCTTTCTCATTCAAAGGTCTAGGTTTGCACTTAAGTGCTTGAAGCCTGTACTCTACATTGAAAGCCATAGGCCCAGTCTTAACTCTTTGGAAGAAAACGTCCCAACCTGTTTCAGGGTCAGTAGGATCGCCTAAATCTTCTGCGGCAACCATGATTTGTTCCATGAGTTTCTTTTTTAGATTAACAACTTTTACATTGCCATCTGCAGGATCTATGCCTTGAATTGAATATGCCCAGCCACATTTAAGGTCAGGAAAGAATTCTCTTACATAGTCTTTGTCTTTGTTGTTGAAAGTTTCTGTCTCACGATCGTAAGCTAGACATTCCATAGGAATATTCTTGCCATTTTCTCCTTTGATCCAGTAAACATATCTTGGTAAGATGTCTCCAACTAAGCGAATTACGTTATCGCCCTCTTTATAAGTGTATTGGTCTATCTTGTCTTTTTTTGCACTTCCTTGTGCTTGATTAAATTTTAATGCCATTATGTTCTCCATTTAGCGTTATCCTCAAATAGAAAGTGTACTAGACCGTTTTCTATCCGAAGCATTCTGTTGCGATTTACTATCGTTGTTTCGACAGGTAAGTGTATCAACTCTAGTGTTGTCTCACCTGTTCGGTTGTAATTAAAATAATTTCGGTACGAGGCTACTGCAATATACTCTGCAGCTTCCTTGTTGCTATAATTTTTTCTCTCTGCTAATAACTGTCGGGGATTTAGTAAAAAACTATTGCCCACGAAACTTTTACCAAAATATTTGTAAGTCTTGTCTTTC